CGAAACACCCAAAACAGCTATTGAAGCTCCACTCGGAGATGAAATTAATATCGGCGTTATCGAACACTGGGAGAATGAAGTTGAAGGTTTAAAGAGTGATCAAGACGCTTTAAACGAATTTTATAGACAGTTTCCAAGAACAGAAGAACACGCTTTTAGAGATGAAACAAAAAATAGTATATTTAATTTAGCAAAAATATACGAACAAATTGATTATAATGATGAAGTTGCAAATTTGTCACAAGTTACAGTTGGTAGCTTTACGTGGAAAAATGGAGTTAAAGATACAAAAGTACAATTTACACCAAACCCTAGCGGAAGATTTAAAATCAGCTGGGTTCCGGGTTTAAAACTTCAAAATAATATTGTAATTAAAAATGGTATTAAATACCCTGGTAATGAACATATGGGGGCGTTTGGTTGTGATAGCTATGATATATCAGGAACAACCGATGGTCAAGGATCGAAGGGATCTTTGCATGGGTTAACAAAATTTAGCATGGAAAATGCTCCTGCCAATATGTTTTTTTTAGAATATATAGCCAGGCCGCAAACTGCCGAAATGTTTTTCGAAGATGTTTTAATGGCTTTAGTATTTTATGGTATGCCGTTGCTCGCTGAAAATAATAAACCAAGGCTTTTATATTATTTAAAAAGAAGGGGTTATAGAGGTTATTCTATGAATAGACCTGATAAAGCAAGAAATAAATTATCAGTTACAGAAAGAGAGATAGGAGGAATACCTAATTCAAGTGAAGATATAAGGCAAGCACACGCAGCTGCTATTGAAACATATATAAATGATTATGTAGGAATTATTAATGACGGCGAGTATGGTAGCTTATATTTTAATAGAACATTGAACGATTGGGCTAAATTTGACATAAATAAAAGAACAAAGTTTGATGCCGCAATAAGCTCAGGACTGGCTATTATGGCTTGTAATAAAAATAAATATAAACCAAACGTGGAAAGAATAAAACCAAAACTAAATATAAATTTTTCAAGATACGAAAATAAAGGAACTATATCAAAAATAATAAAAAATTATGGCTGAATCAGTTATGAAAAATCACTTCCCAAGCCAAACGGCTAGCGATGATAAAAAAATATCACTAGAGTACGGTTTAGAAGTTGCTAAAGCTATAGAGAATGAATGGTTTAAAAAATCATCTGGTATTAACAGATATTTACAAAATCAAAATAATTTTCATAAACTAAAGTTATATGCTAGAGGAGAACAAAGTGTACAAAAATACAAAGATGAATTATCTATAAATGGTGATTTGTCATATCTTAATTTAGATTGGAAGCCAGTTCCTATTATACCTAAGTTTGTTGATATAGTTGTTAACGGTATTGCGGAAAGAACGTATGATATAAAAGCATATTCCCAAGACCCATATGGTGTTAATAAAAGAACAGCTTATATGCAAAGTATATTGGTTGATATGGAAACAATGCCTATTACCGATTACATACAAAAAGAATTTGGCATAAATCTTTACAATACTCCAAAAGCAAGTTTACCTGAAAATGATGAGGAATTACAATTGCACATGCAGCTAAACTATAAACAAGCTATTGAAATTGCTGAAGAGCAAGCTATCCAAACAGTTTTTAATAAAAACAATTACGAGTTAATAAAGAAAAGATTCTATTATGATTTAGCTGTTATAGGGATTGGATGTGTTAAAAACATATTTACAAAATCTGAAGGTATAAAAATAGAATACGTAGACCCTGCTAATGTAGTATACTCAAAAAGTGAATCACCATATTTTGACGATTTGTATTATATAGGTGAGATGAAATCTATAAATTTAAATGAATTAAAGAAAGAATTTCCTGATTTAACCAATGAGGACTTAGACTCTTTATTAAAAAATGGTGGGGGAAGTTATAATTTAACAAGCAGATATACACAACAGTCAAACAGAGACGATAATAACATGGTAGAAGTTTTGTACTTTAACTATAAAACCTATATGAATGAGGTTTATAAAGTAAAAGAAACTGCTACCGGTGCTGAAAAAATTATAAGAAAATCAGACGCATTTAATCCACCAACAACAGAAGGGTTAAGATTTGAAAGAATTGCTAAAAACGTAGAAGTACTTTATGAAGGTGTATATATACCAGGAGCTAAAAGATTACTTAAATGGAATCTTTGTGAAAATATGTTACGTGAAAAAAGTGACGTAGATAAAGTAAAACTAAATTATTCTTTAGTTGCTCCTAGAATGTATAACGGAAAAATTGAATCACTAGTAAGTAGAATAACTGGATTTGCTGATATGATCCAATTAACTCATTTGAAAATTCAACAAATATTAGCCAGAATGGTTCCTGATGGAGTTTATGTTGATGTTGATGGTTTAGCGGAAGTTGATTTAGGCAATGGAACTAATTATAACCCACAAGAAGCATTGAATATGTTTTTTCAAACTGGTAGTATAATTGGTAGATCATTTACATCAGATGGTGACATGAATCCTGGCAAAGTGCCTATACAAGAAATTAGCAATTCTGCAGGTACAGGTAAATTATCGGCTTTAATTAGTACATATAATTATTATATGCAAATGATTAGAGATGCTACGGGGTTAAATGAAGCAAGAGACGCTAGTACGCCAGACAAAAATGCTTTAGTAGGTATTCAAAAATTAGCAGCGGCTAATAGTAACACAGCTACTAGGCATATATTGCAGAGTGGTTTATTTTTAACAGCTGAAACTGCTGAAAAGATATCATTAAGAATATCTGATGTTCTAGAATACTCGCCAACAGCCAATGCTTTTGTACAAAGTATTGGAGCACATAATGTTGCTACATTGGGTGAATTATCTGAGTTGCATTTGCATGATTTTGGTATATTTCTAGACCTGGAACCAGACGAAGAACAGAAACAAGTTTTAGAAAATAATATTCAAGTTGCAATAGGGCAAAATAATATTGAACTAGAAGACGCTATTGATATAAGAATGATTAAAAATGTTAAATTGGCTAATCAACTTTTAAAACTTCGTAGAAAGAAAAAATCACAAAGAGACCAACAGATAGCTCAAGCTAATATACAAGCTCAAGCTCAAGCAAATGCTCAGGCTCAACAAGTGGCTGCTCAAGCTGAAGTTCAAAAGCAACAAGCTTTAACTCAAAGTAAAATACAACTGGAGCAGGCAAAGAATCAAATGGATATGAACAAGCTAATGCAAGAGGCTGATTTGAAGAAACAGCTAATGATGTTAGAATTTGAGATGAACATGCAGCTGCATGGTGTAAAGGCTAATAAAGATTCTGAAAAAATTAAAGAAAAAGAAGATCGCAAAGATGAAAGAACTAAAATACAAGCCTCTCAACAAAGCGAACTTATTAATCAACGTAAAAATAATTTACCCCCTAAACAGTTTGAATCAGGTGGAAATGATATTTTAAGCGGTGATTTTGGCTTAGGTGCATTTGATCCTAAGTAATATATAAATTGTATAATCATATAATATTTTATTATGGCAGAAGAAATTCAAGCAAAAGTTGTAGAGACTGAAGAAAAGTCTATACAAGAAAAAGAACAAGAAGTACAAAAAAATTCTGGGTTTGATGAAGAATCCGGAATGTACAAAGTAGATTTAACACAACCCCTTAAACAAGAGCAAGATGCCGTTCAAGAACAAAAAACAGAAGATAGCGTGCCTAGCGGAAGCGTCGAGACTGAAGAAGTTGGGCAAGAAGCCGAAGTGGGATTGCAAGAAGTACGAAAAGAAGAAGAAGTAACTGAGGAAGCTATTGAAGAAGAGTCAGTGCTCGAAGAAATAACTAATGAAGAAGATACAACTGACAATACAGGAGTGGAAGGAAGCATTGAAAATTCCAACACCGCACCGAAACAAGAAGAAGTATTACAGGAAACAAAAACACAAGAACCTATAGAATATCCTGAAAACATTCAAGAGCTAGTTAAGTTTATGAATGATACAGGTGGAACTTTAGAAGATTACGTTTCTTTAAATAAAGATTATGAAAAGTTTGATAATATGGATTTGTTGCATGAGTATTATACTCAAACAAAACCACATTTAACTGCAGACGAAATTGTATTCTTAATTGACGACAAATTTTCTTTTGATAAAGAAATAGATGATCCTAAAGATATTAGGAGAAAAGAATTATCATTTAAAGAAGAGGTTGCAAGTGCTAGAAATCACTTAAACACATTTAAAGATAATTATTATAAAGAAATTAAAGCTGGTAACAGACTAACACCTGATGCTAAAGAAGCATTAGACTTTTTTAATAGATATAATAAAGAGTCAGATCAGCAAAAACAAATAGCGCAAATCCAAAGAGATGCGTTTAACAATAAAACCAATTCGCTTTTTAACGATAAGTTCAAAGGTTTTGAATATAATGTCGGAGACAAGAGATTTAGGTTTAATGTGAAGAATGTAAATGAGGTTAAGAAAACCCAGGGCGACATCAATAACTTTACTAAGAAGTTCTTGGATAAAGAAAATAAGATGGCTGATGCTTCTGGTTATCACAAAGCTTTATTTACCGCGATGAATTCCGATGCTATCGCTCAGCACTTTTATGAGCAGGGAAAATCAGATGGTATTAAACAATCTGTAAAATCTGCAAAAAACATTAATATGGACCCTAGATCATCGCATCAAGAGGTTAAAATTGGTGGAATGAAAGCTAGAGTTATTAGTGGAGATGATTCATCTGGAATTAAACTAAAATTAAAAAACTATTAAAACTTATTAAAAAATGGCAACAAACGTTTCATTTTCCGGCCCAGCGGCTGGAAGTATAGTTACTCCTGCAGCTCAAAAAATGACGCTACAAAGTAATTATTTAAATTTTCATACAGGCGGTGTAAACTGGGCTCAACAGTATTTACCTGAATTGTATGCTCAAGAAGTTGAAAGATATGGAAACAGATCTGTTTCTTCATTCTTGAGAATGGTAGGTGCTGAAATGCCTATGGCTTCTGATCAAGTAATTTGGTCTGAACAAGGCAGATTACACTTAGCTTATACTGGAGAGATTAATCCTGTTACAGGGGCAATCGATGCTATCGTAGGTATTGATTCAGGTGCAACAGAAGCACACGCAATTAGAAAAGGAGCTACTGTAGTAGCTGTGGTTAATAGCGTTGTATTTAAAGCTTTTGTTACAGCTGGTATCGAAACTGCAACTAACGCATTAACTATCAAACCTTACGGTGCAGAGAATGTTGATGATTTAGCTGGTATCGCAACTACTGATAACCAAGCGATTAAATTCTTCGTTTATGGTTCTGAATTTAACAAAGGTACTGACAGCATGACTGATTCTGTAGAGCCTGTATTCAAATCTTTCACTAATAAGCCAATGATTATCAAAGATCACTTTGAAATTTCTGGTTCTGATACTGCTCAAATTGGGTGGGTTGAAGTAAGTGGAGAAGCTGGACAAGCAGGTTACCTATGGTACATGAAAGCTGAAGGAGACACTAGAGTAAGATTTGAAGACTATTTAGAAATGACTATGATTGAAGCAGAAAAATCACACGCAAATGCTGTGGCTGATGTTCCTGCTGGATCTGAAGGATTATTATCTGCAATTGCAAACAGAGGTATGGTAGCAACGAATCAATTTGATTCTTCTACTCCTGCAGCTGATAAACTTGCTGAGTTTGATTTATTATTAAAAGAATTAGACAAGCAAGGATCAATTGAAGAGAATATGTTATTCTTAGATAGAGATGCTAATTTATACATTGACGATTTACTTGCGGGATTAAACCCACACGTAACTGGTGGTGTAAACTATGGTGTATTTGAAAATTCATCTGATATGGCACTTAATTTAGGCTTTACTGGATTTAGAAGAGGTTCTTATGACTTCTACAAAACTGACTGGAAATATCTTAATGATGCTTCTACAAGAGGTCACGTAGGTGGATTAAAAGGACTTTTAGTACCAGCTGGTACGTCTTCAGTTTATGACCAACAATTAGGTAAAAATGTTAGACGTCCTTTCTTACACGTAAGATATAGAGCTTCTGAAATGGACGATAGAAGAATGAAATCATGGATCACTGGATCAGTTGGCGGAGCTACTGCATCAGGTGTTGACAAGATGGAAATTCACTATCTTTCTGAAAGATGTTTAGTAACACAAGCTGCTAACAACTTTATCAGATTCGACTCTTAATAACTATTGTAATTTTTACCCTCGTTTTATCAACGGGGGTAATTATTACTTTTTTAAACTATTGAATTATATTATATTATGGAAAAAACAAAAAAGCAAGAGCCTATAGCTCAAGTTGCAAAAAAACCTATGCAGGTTAAAAAAGAAACAAAAAAAGTATACAAAGACAAAGTGTATGAGTTAAATTTAAATCAAACGCCTATTGTATTTGTATTAAAAAGTAGAGGTCTTTTCTGGTTTGATGAAGAACTAGGTTATGAAAGAGAAATGAAATATTGCGAAAATCAAAAAACAGTATTTGTAGATGAATTTAAAGGACCGCAAAGATTAAGTCACATTGTTTTTAGAGACGGACAATTATTTGTTCCAAAAGAAAAGCAAACATTACAGAATTTTTTAGATTTACACCCTTGGAATGGACAAAAATTTAAAGAATTTAATCCTGTAAAAATTGCTGAAAACGATATGGAATATCTTGAAGCTGAAATTAAAGCATTAAATACAGCTCAAACATTAGATATTGATCGTATGGAGGCTATATTAAGAACAGAAGTTGGAAATAGAGTATCCACGATGAGTTCTAAGGAGGTTAAAAGAGATTGCTTACTATTTGCTAGGCAAAATCCTTATCTATTCTTAGAATTAGCAAATGATGAAAACATAAATATTAGAAATGTTGGAATTAAAGCTACAGAAGCTGGAATTATAAAGCTATCAAATGATCAAAGAACCTTTATGTGGGGCACAAATGATAGAAAACTTATGACAGTTCCATTTGATGAAAATCCATATTCTGCTTTAGCACAATACTTTAAAACCGACGAAGGTATAGAAGTATATCAAACTATTGAAAAGAAACTAAAGTAAACAAAATGTAGGTGAGGCCTGCTTTTGTGGGCCTTTAACCTATAATAAAAATATAATGGCAGTAAACGTAAACACAGTATACCAAAGAATATTAGCTATAACTAATAAAGAACAGCGAGGGTATATAACACCTCAGGAGTTTAATACATTCGCAAATCAAGCACAGCTTGACATATTTGAGCAGTATTTTTACGATTTAAA